ACTCTTTGAGTAGTAGATATTTCTTCATGGCCTAAAAAATTGGAGATCTTTTTTAGATCTTCTTCACCAAAGCCATTAGTAACAATTAATTTACTAGCAACATAATGTCTAAGATCATGCCATGTTATTTTAATGACACCCTCTCCATGCATATTTGCAGTCTTGATGGCTTGCTCTAAAATATATCTAGCTGTTTGATATGTAGCTGGTTGGCCACTATGATAGAAAGATGAGTTATGGCCAATCGTACCTCTATGGTCCACTTCTTGATAATCTTTCATGTTTCTTTGCTTCCACAATTTCCTGTTCCAATTTTCATACTTTGGTCCGTTTCTAGTGAAAACAATATCTGAAGGTTTGCTATACTTGGTTTCCATTTTCCATTCTTGTAATGCAACAGTAAGCTCAACATTCATAGGTATGACTCTACCCAAGCCAGAATTACGGCCTTTTAATTTATCAGCTTTAGTACCCTCTCCTTCACCAATATTTTTATTAATGCTAATGCTCTTGTTTTCAAAATCAATATCAGCCCAAGTCAATGCAAGTTGCTCACCTAATCTCATGCCTGTTTTTATTGCAGTCAAAAACATTGTCTGAGTAAAAGTGTCATCAAATAATGCATTTTGTATTTTTGCAATATTTTCATCTGAGATACTCTCAACATTAAATACCTTTGAATCATTTTTTGGAAAAATTTTTGTAATCATTGATTCATGTATTGGTGTCGTACTAGCATATTCATTTCTTATGCACCAAAGAAAGAAATCTTTCATCTGACTGTGATAACCAAAAATAGTTTTTCTAGTTATACCTCTGTCTTCTTTTACAGATCTATAAAAAGCTTCAATATCTTTTGGCTTAACATCATTAACAATCAATTTGCCAATTGGATAATCAGACATCAAATCACCAAAGAGAACTCGTTTATGGATAGTGTCCCTGGACAGATCACTATTGATAATAGTCTCTTTCCATAACTCAACAACAGCCTTTACAGACTGATTGTTCTCTTTTGGCACATGTCTATTATTTAATTTTGCCTTAGTAATAATTTGAGCTTTTTCTCTAGCTTCATCTCTTGTGTCATAATAAATATGCTTATTTTCTTTTTTAAGATTCTTGTCATCAAAAACTATAGACCATGACTTCCAGCCTTTAACTTTTCTTGATTGTCTTTGTACTACTTTGTAATTCATCTAAACCTCCTCAAGTTTTATCTTACAAAGACTAATATAATCATTTTTAGATTACTTTCAAGGGGTACCGTGCGAAAAAACAAAAAAAAATACTTTTTATCGCATTTCTGCGGTATGTTTTGTTGATGTATTTGTTGATGCGAGAAGAAGAATGGCAGTTTTCTGCGGTAGGATTGGCAGTCCCTAGGGGAATCGAACCCTTAGACTTGATTTATACAGATTTATAAATCGCTGTATAGATCCATTTTAATTTATATAGAACATATAAATTCATGTAGGATTGTTGATGTAGGTGTTGATGCGATGGACATTAGCTCGCATCAACAGTATATATAAAATGCATATGTTGCTCCCTTCGTCTATCGGTTAGGACATTAGGTTTTCAACCTAAAAAGAGCAGTTCGATTCTGCTAGGGAGTACCATATGCTTTTAATAGTTAGTTTTCTTTTGTTTCTTTTTAGGTTGGGCAGATGTTCTAACAACACCTTTAGTATTACCTCTATCAGCTATTCTTTGAGCTGGTGAATTAGACTTGCTACCACTAGGTAAAGATACTGCTCCAGCACTTGCTGTTGCTCCGTACCTCTTTGGTTTTTTCTTTTTTGATCGTTGGGCTGATCCCATTAATGTAGTCATTTGATTACTCCTTTTTTTCTATAATCATCGTTCATTAGCTTTAAAATATTTGCTCCATAATCTATGTCGCTATAGATCTTTATTCTGTTCTGTTGAGTTGTAAATGGATCTATTACAATCAGTCCAGCATGTCCATAATCTTGTCTGGGAAAACCATGCTGATCTGCATATGAATCTATATCTTTAAATCCTTTTACTCTTAACATGTGAGCTGGGCTTTTAAATCCTGACTCATGGTTTGATTTATTAGTTGATGGCATTTCCATTGATGCGTAATTATGTCTGTGTCCAGCAACATATATATCTGCATTAGTTTGAAACAAGTTTTGTTTCTGTAGAGCATGTAACGGTGAATACATCGAATGACCGCTAAAGTCGTGGCGGAAATCGCCTTTGACTGACACACCATTTGGAAATTGAAAATCTACATTTACTCTCCAATCTACAGCAAGTGTCCCTGTTGCTTGTGAAAACCAATCCATCTTATCGTAGTTAATGTTATCTGGATTCCACATGTCATGGTTACCACGGATTAATAGAATAAAATTAATTTCTTCAATCAAATATTCAATGACCTTGTACACCATCGACTTAGTTAATTTTTGCTCAATGTAGTATTTGGATAATCTCGAAATCCAATTATTGTGGCTGTCCCCAATGTTCACAGAATAAATTGGATTTTCAGATCCTCTATCTGGATCATACTCTTTTAAGGTTTCTATCAAGGATGTAAGAACATCCCAATTTGCTCCACCATCATCTAAATGTGGATCACCCCATACGCATATTCCTGTAACTAAATCTTTAGAAAATTTTATAGGGACTAGCTCAAGTAGATCATCTTTTTCTTTTTTCTTTTTCCAATTTTCATGGGCATAGGAAATAATTTCTTTAGCGGACATCTCTTCATGTTCTTGCATCTTTTCAAGACCAGGGATTGTATAATGCTGATGATCTGTTTCATCCCTTTCCATTTTAATAATATGTCTGGCTGACTTTAACCTACCCTTTAATTGATCGATAGTTAGATCCATAGATAAAGCTAGATCTGATTGTTTCTTCCAGGGTTTATTACGGCCTACTTGTTTAGCTTTTGCAACAAGCTCTTCCGCTTCCTCAAAGGACATTGAGTTAGGAGTTTTAGGCATCTGGATCCATTTGGTAAATTGTTCTACATGATTTATCAGCACATATTATTGCTGATATTTTCTGTTCAGCATTATTGCCTGTAGCTTCTATCTGAAAATCAATAGATCCACATTCAGTACAGCCAAAGATATTGCGTCTTTGGAATGTAAGAACATTGCTTTTGTTGCTATCTTCAAAGTCTATCATTTATCCTCCCATTAAAGTTTCGTCATCCAATTCGTTGGTAAGTTTTTTCTTCCCTCTTCTTTTACTCGATGCAACACATACATCAAAAGAGGACAATGAGATCTCATCATTGATAAAATATTGGTAGCTGAATACTGACATAAGACTAATTATGTTGATCAGTAACAGCCTATGTAATCTAGGCAATCCTAACTGTTAGTTAGTTACCTATAATTCCTAATACTCTATCCATGATAATTCTCCTTTATCTAGTTATTGTCTTTAATATCTTCGATATTGATTTTTATCTTATCAATCTCTTTTTCCAGGTAGTCTATTCTTATGAATTGTTCACTATCTGCTGGGAGAGATCCCAGGTTTCCTAACGGCCAATTAACTCTAAAATGGCTGTTTAAATCTATGTCCTTTTGTTGAATAATTAATGTGTTATCCAGGACATTTAATCTTTCTTGTATTTCCATGTATGTAAATAAAGCCGTTGCAAATACAGCTAATAAGAAAAATAAATTTCTTATAGGAATTGCTATTGTACTGTCTTCATTAACTGATATTGGCTTATTCATTTATCTCTCAATTAAATATAAGATTTCTGAAATCTTCATTGCTGTTGCTTTTGTGGTTTTCAAGTCTGGAGCTATACCATCTTGATAAGTTACCAGGAGAACTCCCCAGGCATCTTCTGAACTCATTATAGGACATGCTGTATTAGGCACATCTCTATCAAGAGAAGTACATTGGCTTAAAACAAAATGACCGATGACATATTCATCTCCTTCCATCCAATATCCTGTTGGTAATAGATCTGCACTATTTCTTGGCTCATTATATAATGGCACTATGTTTCTTGCGTCTATCCAATCATATAACCATACTGATTCAATATCTCTGTTAGATCTAAGAAGTTTAGTAATAAGATCCTCTACTTTTATTTTCTTCTCAGGATCTCTTTCATAGACCTCTACTATTGGGATCTCAGTATCTTCTTCAACACCAATATTTGTATATTGTTGAAAGCCAATATAACCAATAACAGCTACTACAATAAGGCTGGTAATCTTCATTACAAAGGCTGACCAGGATTGCTCTGGAGATATAATTCCTTTTATTGCTTCAATGATTTTTTCCATGATTTATTTCCTAATCTTCTCCATTCCTCTGGATCCGTAGTAGAAGCAAATCACGGAACTCATGAGCATTTTGTCATAGTCGTTAAAGATTACATCCATCACTTTATGGATCTGTCCACCATCAAAATAAACTTGTAAGACAGCCATAAGTTTTACGGTTAGCCAAAGTGTTATAATTAGATAAGCTGATATAGGCCTCACAGTAGAGCTTAATGTAACTGCCCAGGTACTAGCCCTGGCTGTTAAACTTTGTGCATGGGAATAAACCCCAGCGACTTCTGCTGTATCTGTTTTTGCTTCTTGCTCTTGCACTTTATATTTGGCACTTAATTCCATCACTTTTAACTGATGAGCATTTTGCTGTTTGGTTTTCCAGACATCGATGAGACTCGGAATCGTGGAGCTGGCGAAGCCAAGAAGGCTTCCAAGTAAACTAAAAATTTTACTACTCTTCGCTGTCTGTTGTTTCTATTTGAATTGAAATATTCTGTCCTTGTGGAATTGAACTTGATACTTGTATATGTGAACTTGCACATCCTACAACAAAAAATCCACAAAGAATTATTGATAAAAATAATTTCATTTTAATCTCCTATACTGATTGTACTATTACTAAAATTGTTCCGCCTATTACTGAAAACAAAGTTGCGAAAAGTAGATACTCAAGTCTCTTAACTCTAATTAAAGTTTCTTGACTGAGGATCTCACATGTTTGTTGGTGAGATCTTAAAGCCTGTTCTATAACGGCTATCTTTTTATCTACATCTGCAATTGTTGTTCTAGCCATTATGCTTCATCCACATGCTCAAAGGTAATAAACCCATCATGTTCACCACCTTTATAAAAGGTATGAATAAAACCATCTGAATACTTTATGTATTTATTGCCATCACTATTTGTTCCTTCTTCTTCGAAATAGTCATCTGAAACATAAAAGCCTTTTTCTTCTGTATAAGAGTATCTTAAATCCATCACACCTTCTGGAGCTGTGTCGTCATCGATACCCTCAATGATATTGATCTCATCTTCTGTATAATTAGCAAATTGTAAATATGGTTTATCTGTTCCTTCAATTAATACTTCTTCATACTTTGCTTTTCCATCTTCCATACCAACATATTCTTTTCTAGTCCTGTCCCCTGTTAAAGCTAGTTGACCAAAATCTCCGTTAAAATCTATTGTTACGGTATCTTGTACCATAGCCACTATTTGATTATTCTCTTTTAATGTCGCTACTTTCATTTGAAACTCCTATATAAAATCTGGTTTAGTTGGAAGCTCAACATTTGGAAAACCCTCTTGCTCTGGTAAATCCCTTAATGCTTGTCTGTATGTTGTAGCTTCAGTTTTTTGTTCATCTGTTAAAGGGCTATCAGAAGCTAAAGCCCAATCACTATTTTTTAAAGCAATATCTCTGCGAAACCGAACACCAGCAGTTGTTTGTTCTAATTCTATTTCAGAGGTATCAATATCCTCAACCTCAATTTCAACAAACTTTTTTAATGTTCCATCATATACTTGTTGTTTTGGCATAATTTCTCCTATTTAGTAATTGCGTATAAACTAACAACACCCTCTGACCATGTGCCTGTTCGTGGCTCAAAATAAAATGAATCAGCATAATTAGATGTTGTCTGATTGTTGTTTGCTCCGCCTGTGTACCATTCTTTTCTTATCTGATTATTGTTAGTTCCATACCGCATGATAGACCAATAATCTATAGAAGCTTGGTTTATGTTGTTTTCATATAAACAAACACCAGACCATGATGGACTGTACATAATAGCATTTGAAGCTCTTGTTGAGCTTGATGCTCCTTGTAGTGATTCACCACCTTGATAAGCTATGTTTAAGTAGGTACTCATGTTTGTATTATATGAGCCATCTGTGCCACCCCCATAATAAAAACCCCCACCATAAAAGGTACTGTTCATAACAGAACTACCACTATTGTAAGGTTTCATTTGCAAGACATAATAATCACCTGTACCTGTACTTGTCATAATTCCATAATATTCAATTATATATGCCCTAATATCTTCTGCGTTAATGCCTGATGGTTTTGATAATGTAAAATTAGATTGCACTCCTGAGTCATTTTTTAAATCAACAGCTCCACAAAATATCTTGGAAGTGTCTGATGAAGCACTACTACCACCACCACCAGATATAGAAGCAGTAGGTAACCTTAATGCTCCTGTTCCAATAGCCTTACCAGCAAGAGGATTATCTGTTCCAGCAGTTGCAGTTAGGCTTCCATTATCGGCAACATAATATAAGGAGGAATGAGTTAAACCACTAACATTGCTCTCAAGTCCTTCAGCATCATTAGGCATAACTTTAATAGATCCTCCAGCAGATCCAGCTTCTTGAGCAAATCCAAAGAATAAAGACTTGTTTGTTGCTGTAACATTTGTTGTTAGCTCCATAACACCATGCTTATAACCATCTGGATTACCTTCATAATTAGCTGTTGTTATATATAACCATCTATTAGCTAATCCAGCATTTGCTCCAGAGAGACTTGTTTGTCCCATATTACTAAATCCAGCTCCAGCAAAACCTAAAGTATGTAGAAAATTATATTTGGTAGGCTCATTATTAGAAGCATCATTTACATTTGTTGCAGATCCTACTGTAATACTAGAGCCACTATCTGATGTTGAAATTGGATAAATACTTATATGGTTATTTTGACCTTTACGAGCTGGGTTATCACCAAGAGTTATATAAGCATCATTAAAGTAATCATATTTACCAGAAGGAGCTGGACCATAGATACCGTTTCCATAGGTAGAGCTATTATTAACTGCACTTTGAACATTTCCAAGACCGCCATTATATGTAACATATTTAATCTCTTTAGAGCTATTCCCACCGCTTGTATCAGTACCCATATTAATAAAGCCACAAACTTTACCGCTTTGTGCTTTCACTCGCCATCCACCATTATTGTTATAACCTAGACCGCTAATAAAGGTTGTCGATCCTTGCCATGTAAAGGCATATGAATTTGAAGAATGTTTTACCCATCTTTGCATATACATATTGCCTGATGTGCTGGTACTACCACCACTTGAGAAAACTGCAAATGTTTGATTAGTACCGTTACCAGCAGGATCGCGTATTACGCACAATGAACTAGCATAAACAACATTCTGATTTGGAGGAGATGAGCCATCAACATAATTTCTAATTTTTTGAAAAGTATATGTATCAGCATTAGGATCGTAAGTAATAGTTATTTCAGCTAAAAATTGCTTACCAAAATATCCAACCCAAGGAATAGTCCTGGAATAGCAAGCATGAGCAACAAAATTAGCCACATTTCCACTTATATCAATAATGCCATAGTCAAAAGAACAAATATCACTACTACTTGTATATGTGCTATCCGTTTCATCACTAAGCATCATGCTTCCAACATGTTGGGTATGCTCATAGGTTACTGCTCCACTAGAATCCATAGTGAAGAGATGCATATACCTTGAACTACCATATCCACCATAAGAGCCTGTACCATATATACTATTTATTACAAATGTTCCGCCATCTCCAGAGTTGACACTTTCCAAATACTCAACCCTGATGTTGTCATTTCTTTTATTGTTCCCATAACCACCCCAATCATTATAACTTTGGACTTGTGTTGGAGTACCGACAGTCCATCCACCGCTACCATCATGGACAAAAGATTGATAATACCAATACCAATTTTGACTATTACTAGCTTGTGCAGTAACGAAAGCATACAAATATCTACCATCGTTTGATGCTCCTATATCAGCTCCACATTGAGTCCACTCTCTATCAGAAGGGAGACTTAGACTTGCAAATCCAGAAGTTGTTGCAAGAGAATGATTTGTTGTTGTTGTTGATATTTCAACTTTTTTAGTTTCACCATTAGTTTCTCTTGTAATAGTATCACCAACAGAAACAGCAGATGATCCAGCTCCAATAGTCATATCAATTGTACCGCCAGAAGCCATTCCTGTTAACTGTGATCCATCGACTGCTGGTAGTTTTGCATTACCATCAAGTTGTGGAATATTATTTGCACTTGTACCAACATCTAAAACAGCAGATGTTCCAAGACCTAAATTGGTCCTAGCTGTTCCAGGGTTTGATAAGTCTGATAAGTTGTTGCCTGTCGACAAGAAACCACCAGAGCTAAATGCTCCTTGTACCCATGATGATCCATCCCATACATACAAGTTATTGTTTGATGTATTCCAATAAAGACTGCCTGTCTGTAGAGAATTACCGTCATTGTCTTGAGTTGGAGCAGAAGATTTTGGACCAAGGTATCTATCATCAAAATCATCATATGTAGATGCAGTTTGCTGAGCATAATGTTTGGCAGAATACTCTCCGCTATCAACCCCTGTATCGACATCCGTAACAGTAGATCCTGTATGGTTAGCCCATCTCTCTGCTGTTTGCTTGTGTTCACCTGAATCAGTAGCATGACCACTTGCAGTATTGCTATGGGTAAGGGCTGTATCTTTATGACCACTCGCAGTATTGCTATGGGCTAAAGAATTTGCTTCGCTAGTCGCACTTGCTGTAGCGGAATTTGCCGAAGCTGTGGCAGAATTTGCACTATTAACAGCACTTGTTTGAGCATTACTCGCACTAGTTGTTGCTGATTCTGCATCTACCAGGAGATCCCATTTAGCTGAATCAGTATTAGTAGTTAAAGGCTGAGATCCAGAGGATGTATGAGCTGTCTTACATTGGAAAATATTATTTGTTGAAGTGTCTTTAACAATGTCTCTTTCTGCATATGCAGTAGCAGTAGCCCAATTGCCTGTATTACTTCCAATCGTTGTTGCAATATTAATGTTACCAGAAGAGTCAAAAGCAAATAATTTGTTAGCTCTGTCTGTGGCATCATTAGTAAATTCAGTTGAAGTAATTTCATTTGTAACAGAAGCCTTGATAGATCTATCGACTTCTTCCTGGAGCTGTTGAACATGCATTGTTAATCTATCCAGGCCTTGCTCATGGCTCTCGGCTGGGAAAGGATCGTTTTCAACATAATCATGGGTTTGAGTTAAAGGCACTACTCTTTGAAGAATTACTGTTTCAGTATTTGTAGGAATGTTTCCGCCTGTAAAGGTTACAGATCCACCTGAGTTAGATCCAGCTCCAGATACAGTATAATGTGTGGTAATAGTTTTAAGTGTTTCTGTACCGCTTGCAGATCTAATGATGACCTTTAGATCTGAGTTTGTGAAGATCTTAAAGTTATAATTAAATGTAGTTGTATTGCCATCTCCGCTATAAGATGCCTTGTTTATTGTAGTTGATAAAGTCATTATCTATTACCTCTTTTTCGTTTTTTCCTAATGTTGTCTTGTATTGCTTCCTCCATCTGAGCTTTTATACTCTTTGCTAATTCTTTGTCATCACCAGCAAAAGAATGTGGTCTCATATATATTTCAGCTAAAGCTTTTTTTCTGAGTTTAATTACAACAAGAGAGTTGGCTTCCTTAATCGCTTCATCCCTAGCTTCTGTATCAGTATAATCACTATCTATCCAAGCATCATAAGCACCGTTAAAAACACTATTTCTCTTTAACTGACTTTCTACTTCTTGATTGTAATAGCTTGCATAAACTCTCCACAAGAAATCTATTTCTTTTGGATCTTTTAGCTTAAAGGTACCGCCTTGAAAATTAATTATATTATTCATACCTTCTGGCCCACCACCTAATGCTAACCATTTTTTCTCTAAATTAGTTGCTTCTCCAGTCCTTGCTTCATATTTCTGACTTGGCCAAATTATGTTTGTATTTTGCTCTGGTACTTTTGTTCCATGCAATGTTCTTTTTGCTGGTAGGTTTTCTCTTAACCCTGGAACTCTTTTCATAAGTTTATCGATAAATGTATAAGCTTGTCTTTCAAAATCATCATTAACTCTTGCTGTCTGGACCAAGACATTAGGAACAAAACCTAGAGCAATTCTTTCAAGTGTATCAACAAGTCTTTCATCTGGATTAGCAAGTGTATTAAACATATCAGAAATGCCTGTTGCGAAAGTCTTACTTGTTAAACTATTCATCGTAGCAAAGGCTAAAGCTACTAGAGCTTTTTCCTGTTCTTCATCTGTAAAATATTCTGGTGTATTTAGTATTTTAGCAACATCAGCAGATATACCTAACCAGCTTGAAAAAGGTTCTAGGCCTTGCAGAGATCTATAACTATAAGATCCATCATCGTTCTCTACTCTTATGGAGTAAGACTTAACTCCTACTTTATCCTGGATCTTTTTTGCTTCGTATTTATTTTTATCCCTAAATGTCATTTTTGTAGAACCGCCTTCTAATCCTGGTAGCTCAACATCATCAACAATAACTTTATCCTGGGCCAATGCAAAAGCCCATCCCATAAGCAATGATGCTGAAGCTTGTCTTGCATATAACTTTTGTTTTTCTTCTCTTGTGCCACTAAATAGAACTCTTCTAAATTCTGCACTAGCCATACCTAACGGTGTTCCATCTCGAAAAGTAACTCTTGCAATGTTGTATGGTGTTTTAAAAAACGGCACCATATACTTTAAACCCCAGGCATTATTAACTACTTTTTGGGCATGTTTAGCTGTTTCACCTAATTCTTCCTGGAAGGTTATATAGCTTGCTTCTTTTTGAGATCTAACCAATGCTTCTTCTGGAGGATCTGCAATAAACTCTGCTACATAATTTGCGTATCTATCTCCTGTAAGACCTCTTTCTTTTGCAGATCTCATTGCCATCTTTTTAATTTCATATCGTTGTGCAAAGACTTTAAAAAAGGTATCTTCAGCATCTAATAAGTTTGTAGCAGTATTAATAACACCAGCTATGAAATCAACACTATGTCCAAGTACAGGTTGTTGAGTTTTATCTATATCAAAAGTTTGTGCGTTTATTCGTCTGGTAGTTTCTAGCTTAGTATTACTTCCAAGTTGTTTGGGTTTATCTTTACCTCTGGTTACAGAAGCCATTGAGTACATTGCTTCCCAGAGAGACATTATCATAGCTCCTGTAGAATCATTTACTTCAGAAAATTTTAAACCATTATTTTCTCGACCTAATACTTGAAGTGTTGAATTTATAGTACCTATTGCATAGTCTTCAGTAACATTTTTAAGAAGCATTGCACTATTACCAATAATGTTTCTCATGTGAGTTATTGGTGAACTTAATAATGCATTTACAAAAAGACTGTTTAGGGTTTTGAAAAAAATCTGATACTTTCCAGCTTTTGCATGTTTATGATATTCTTTTGTAAGTTTAAATCTTGCATGATATGGAGCATCTTTTAATCTTTTAAAAAACTCTAATGTCTTAACTGAACCACCATTCATATCTAAATAATTTTGAGCATGTTCAGCAAATAAATCCGCTTCTGTTCTTACACCATCTGTTTGTTCGGCTTTAGTAAATTCCCAATCTTTAGGCCTTCCTCTTGTCTGCCTAACTTGAACATCTGGACCAAGATCAGAAGTAAATCTAAAACTATTTAATGCTCGCCCAATATCAGTTTTCATACCACTCATTTTTAAATGAATATTTGCTACTACTTCAAACTGTTCCCTGGCATTAAAAATATTAACGGAAGAGTCTTCTTCTATTGCCTTTTGTATTAAGACATCTAGTCTGTGGTTCTCGGCATTAAACATATACTTCATTGCCTGGATATAAGGATAGTCAAGCATCTCTCCAGGCTTAGTTGATAATATCCTTTGTAAGGCTTTAGGATCAGATAGCATTACAATATCAGCAAGCTTTCTGTTCATGTCTTCGGTAAGTGTTTCTACACCACCTCCTTGTGCTTGAAATGCTTTTTCATATTTTGAGTAAACATAAGACATCTTTTGTAAAAATGTCTCTTCAGTTAAAAGCTTTCTGTTATCAGGATCTAATGCACCCTTCTTCTTTCCTATAACTCTTACACCACCAATTATTCCATCAGTTAACATAGGATCTGTAAACAGCTCCTTAGTCACATTGTCTATCTCATCATTACCAATAATGATGTATGGATTTTTATCTGATAAATAAGTAACACCAGCATCTTCTAATTCTTCTTTTAGTTTTTTAGCTTGTTCTTCTCCAGACAATGCCTTTGTTTCTGGGTTTGTGTTCTCAGCAATGATCTTGTCCTTATCAGCTTTTGATAAATTTGGATCATCTAAAATATTATAAATAAGCTTGTTTAGCTCTTCTCTTTTTTTATTTGCTAAATTGTGTTCTTTAACCCACTTACCAAATACAGGAAGATCTTCTGAATTTTTTGATAGCCATTGAACAAATGGTTTTACAGATGGAAAACCCATAGCCAATGCTAGGTTATCCATATCATCACTATTATCGGCTGTTAAGGGATCACCATCATTAGGAACAAAGTTATCATCCAGGTATGGATTTACTAACTCTTCTTCGCCAAGGTTATCAATACTATCAATAGAGTTTTGCGTAATATATCCGCCTGGTTCCTCATAAGCTCCTGGACTTACTTCCGCACTTACAGGACTTACACTTACAGGATCTTGACTTTTTTTTTCTGGGCTGGGACCAGGCTCTACAGGATCCACTTCTGGGATGTCTGGATTGTTATTCGCCTGTTCTGTAAGTACCTCTTTAGGTCCGCCTGTTGCAACGGAGTCTAAAGCCAGCTCTTCTAACTCATTCATGTGGGTAAAAAAAAGGATAGCAAAGCTATCCTTAACTTATATTTTTATAATCTATTTTCGTTACATTAGCAACAAAAGGTTATTCTTCATCTTCTCCTGGTCTTAAATTTACAGATCCTGTCACAACAAGATCATCGCCATCGTCAGATTCAAGGGTATTCATAAGAAGTTTATATGTGCGAGAGTTTTCGCCATATCTTTGCTTAATGAAATCTATTTGTTCTTGTGAGTAGCTCATTAGTAATCTGTTCCTTTATTATAAACCCTTAAATCAAATTCATAGTGTTGAGTAGTTTGAATATATCCAAGCTCATTTAACTTGTCTACCACTTCTGTAAATTTTTTAAATGCATCCATTTTCATTTCACTTGCTTTACTCGGATCAAAGGCATCATCATAATCTGGAATATACATCATTCTTATCCCTGTAACACCAGCTTCAGTTTCTATATTAGATCCTGTTTGTGTCCTGGGAAGATCTTTGTATCGTGAATCTGTTATATAGGAAAAAGGCACATCGGCATCAGCTAACATTTGATTAACTTCTTTTATCACATCTGTTGTGCCATCTTGCCTATTCATAAATAATTCAAACCCTGGAGATGCATTTGGAAAATCATCATATCCTGTAAACACATTTTCTTTTAATGGTTTTGCAATAAAGCCAGACCATTGATTATTTGTTTGTAATTCATTAATAAAGGTTTTTTCAAACTCTGTCTGATCCCATCCAGGTTTAGCTATAATTTCCATATTAAGAGATCTTTCAAATTGAAGTTTATTATCTTCTTTCCAAACACCTAAATTATTATTTGCCTGGAAAGCATTAATCATTTCATTATCTTTTAATGGTGCGGTTAGATTTTCACTTAATTCAGCTTGCTCAAGATTTGTCGTTTTATTAGGACCTTGTTGTCCACTTACTCCAACAACAAATCTTTCTTGATCTACTTTCAATGTATCTAATTCTGCTTCAGCTTTTAGTTTATCTTCTGGTGAAGTGTTTTTAGATCCTATAATTCTTCTTAATTCCTTAACCCTGGCTTGATCTGTTTGGCCAGCAAACTGTAATTCATCACTATAATTACCTCCAGCTTCAGTTGTCCATCCGCCTTTGTCCCATCTATTTTTTTCTAAAAACCATGCAATAGCTTGAACATCTCTTGGTTCCATTTTATCCATATTCATGTAATCAACAAATTCAGAATTGGCATTTAATCTATCCGTTGTAGATCTGAACATATCTTGAGCAAATCCAAATTCTGATCCAATATCAGGGTTTTCAAAAGTTGCGTCTTTTCTGTATGCTCCAGATATTTCTACATCGGCAAATGGAGGGTACCATTTTCCTGTAGCTATCTTACCAATATATCTGTTGGCCCAAACATCTATAGTAGCTTCTGGATTTACTCCTAATAAATTACCTAGGAAGTTTATAGTTTTAGGATTTCCACCAGCCTTAATATCTCTGAACATACCTAATAAAGCTATCGTTGCTTTTGGAGAGTTAGTGTTAAATAATTTTCCAGCATCATTAGCAATTAAAGGAAAATCTTTTGGTATATCATTACCAATGTTACCGCCTTCTTCTAGGTGTTTTATAAAAGCTTCTATTTCTTTATCGTAATCACCTTGAGAAAACTTTTTCATAATTGTCATAGTGTTATTAAAATTTTGTCTGACATTTACTCCAGCAGATGTTGCCGACAACACATCAGCAAAAACATCACCAATACCACCATACTCTGACCTAATTGTATTTTGCATTTTTCGATACCAATTAGCTTGTGAAAGAATTAATTCAGCTTCTGGATCTTCAGCTTTTGCTCTTTCTAAGAGATTCATAATATCATCATACATTGTACCAACAATTTTTTCTCTGTACTCATCATCAGTCATATTTTTAGGTGTTGTATGATAATGATATTTTATTATTTTTCCGTCTTTGTCTCCCCATTCAATTTTAAATTTTGGCTCGCCATCTTTACCTCGCCTAATCTTAACACCTTTAAAAAAGACAGGAGAGAAATCTTCATTGTCGGCAAATCTACCTTTTATTCTTTTTACTTCAGCTCGTAATTTCGTTTTATCTTTTTTTGGTATATCTAAATCATTAATTAAATTATTTTCTTGCTTAGTTAACCTTAAATTTATTGGCGGTACTATTGATGGAGTCGTACTAGACATTTTACTCCAATCTATTCTCTCAAAAACTTCTTTAAGCTTTTGTCCAGCTTTTGGAATTAATGGTAGGCCTTGTTCAAGGGCTGGTCCAGCAACAGCTCCAAGACCAACATTAAAAGCTAACTCGCCTTTGTCTGTTTCTGTTTTGTAAATGTTTTCTTCCCCAGCTAGTTTTAGTTGCTCCTGGACAATAGGATTTAATCCAGCTCCCCCTATCTCTATTTGCTGTGCCTGATAGTTGGCTACCCCTGTCCAGGTACCACCTTCATAGGCTGAAAGAGCAGTAGGACTCAATAACCCTTTTAAGATCTGAGTTGTAATTGATTTACCACCTAATTTAGCTGTTAATTTTGGTACTTGGTTATAAATACCTAGGCCAAGATATGTGGCTGGATCTGATGCAATTCCACGAACAGCTCTAAAAATTCCATCCCAATTTGTTTGTTTATACCAAGGTTCATTGCCGTCTTCCCTATCATCATAATAAAGCATTGGTATTTTTGTATTATAAAGATCTAAAGCTTGAAAATAAGCAAGTTGAGTAACATCATCTAGATCTCGAAACCTTTCTATATCTACCAGACCTTTAGTCATATTTAAAGAAAACATAGCAACATTTTCTAAACCCCATCTGGATTTTTCTACCTCTAATGCTTCTGGATCATATATTGGTTTTCCATTTACTTTTGGAAAAAATACACCTGAGTCATATAGAATATTTGTAGCATCTCGAAATGGGTAATTACCATCTTCTTCATAATTCCATAAGGTACTAAAACCTCTGTTCATGGTACCAGATGTAAACTCCTCAATTAAAGCTTCTTCATCCTTTTCTTCTTCTTCCTCTGCCACATTTTTGACACCAAAGGCCCTCCATTTTGGAGGAGGTTTACCTAACCAATTCGCTGGTGTTTCTGAAAGAGTTAAGTCATGTTCTCTTATGTAATCTGGGCTACCGCCATTAGCAATAATGTTGTCCCTATAAGGATCATCTTTCTCTTGAATTTTTGCTGTTAATGAATCTACATCTTTTTGATAAAACATATTACTCGTCTCTATCATCTCTCATTGAAGGATCATAATACCTGAACATGTTTATCAATTGATTAAGTTTAATCGTTTCGTTTGTGTGTTCTACTGTGCCTTCCGTGTAAACAGTATTTATTGCTGATTCTATTGTTTCTCTTACATCATCATCATTAGCAATAAACATAGCTATTCTTTCTGAATATGGCATGTCTTTAGTCTCATCAGGCAATTGTACATAACTCATAACTTGTTTGTTAGGCAATGGAGCTTGGTTGGAAGTTAAAATTTGTGTTATAGCTTCTGTATTTTGAGAAAAGAAATCTTGTATGACTACATTATAGGCACTTTGAAGCTGTCTATAGGTTAGGCCTTTCCTGGTAACAGGATCGACCTGAGTTAGCTCGTTAAACCTTGTTATAGTATTATTCAGTATTTCGTCTTGTTGATCTCCCAGGGTAACAATACCATCAATAGCACCTATTCTATTTTTTAGATTTTTTCTAAAGAATTGTACATTCTTATTAAATTGCAAATCATTACCATTTCTTAAAGTATCAATTGCGTTAATTCTAAAATCAAAATCCTCTTTTCCGATTTGATCAGATTGGAAAAGCAATGAAGTTTCAACTTCAAGTTGATTAAGTCTAGCTTCATCATAAGCATCAGATATTTCCTGGTTAAATATTATATTGCTTAAATTATCAGCTTTTATGTTTTTATTGGTCTTTAAGTCGTTATGATATTTTATTAAATCTTTATGCCTATCATAAGAAATTTCGTTGTTTTTAAATGCATCATCTATACTGCTCACCTTGAACATTGATGGATTAATTTTCATCTCATTAATAAGACTTGAAGTTTTTATTAGTTGTGTTTTCTCTCTTTCTGTTTTGTCATAATTAAATTTTTGCTTATGAAAGGAAAAATAATCATCTCTTATTTGTCTTCTTTTTGAAATAAGTTGATCTTGAATAGCCTGTCTTTTAGCTAATGTCATTTCTGGAAATAACTTGTATCTTTTAAGTGTATTCCCTTGACCATCTTGGATTTCACTAAAATCATTTAAGCTATTTGAATATTCAAGTAATGATCCCATGGATCCCTCTACTATATCATAATCTTCTGAATCACTTGCCATGTCAGCCTGTATCATAAGATTGTTAGCAAAGCCTTCAGCAATTTTTGTTTCTGTTGTTCTTAGATCTTCCAGGTAACCTTTAAGGCGGTCCTTATAAACACCATCATTTAGATTTTTTTCTAGTAGACCAACAACACCAGGAGCTACTGTTCCATCATCTAATACTGTTTCTTCAGATCCAAAGAGGTTATCAAAAGCCACTTGGCCTTCAGGTGTGTCTTGATTATTTATTATAGATTCTATCAGATGAGCTTTTTTATCGTCTCTCAATGCCACCATTTGATTATAATATCTTGTTGCGTTTATTTTTTTCATAGCAACACTAGACAGATTAGCATTACTAGCAAATGTTGTGTTTATCGATTTTTTAACAGCACTATTCCAATCAGTCTTTCCACCTAAGTTATAAGTCTTTGGTTCAAATTCATTATCTACACCGACTTGTGGAGGTGTATAATTCCCTCCGTTCTCAAAAGCATCTCTTACTTTTAATAGCTCTGTGTTCATCCAATTTTCAGCATCAACACCTTCTGGCAAATGTATGGCTCTTAACTTTAAATCTTCAGTAACTTTATGAACTTCGTTCTCAACAGTTTGAGCTTCCGTTGCGTTTTTAATCTCCTGGAGCTTAATACCCATATCAAACATTGCACCTCCAGCTTGAGATACTACATTTCCAAAGTTAGCTCTGGCTCTATAACCCTGACTTAAGGCTCCTGGGTTAGCTTGAATACTTAAATTTGTATTACCTACTGAAGCTGATGATTTAGTTTGCGATGTAAACTTTGGTACTTTCATTTTTATCTCCTAAATTATTCCAGCTATTTTGGCTTGGCCCACTTGCGTACCTAAATTAGATACACCACTTAACAGGCTACCATATGCCTGGTATCTACCAGCATCTTTAGCAGATCTTCCGTAAGCTCTGTTCATATCAGCTTGCATACCACCTTGTATTGCTTGCTCTTCAAGTCTGGCCTGTTCAATCTGGCTGTTGTGTTTTATCATTGCTACTTCTTTTTCAGCTTCATATGCATTGTCCAACATTACTTGTAGAGGTGTCCCTGTCTCAGCAACAAATCCATTAACCCTGTACATTTGAGCTGAAACTTTTTGAAAGTTTTCAAAATCTTTTTTGAAATCAAGAATATCTATTTCTGTTTGTTTTCGTACTTGCTCTTTAGATAGCCTTGCGACTTTTGCGTTTCTTTCAGCTACTTTAGCATTAAATTCTTGAGCTTGTTGTTCAGCTTTACCAGCCTTCTTTGCTCCTTTATAAGCCATGTAGCTACCGCCTACACTAGCTCCCATTCCTACTGCTACCATTGCTGTTACTGGATCGCCCATATTAATCTCCTTTAAAATATCCTTGCATATGAATAATAATCGGTTTCATTTGGTCCATACTTTGGATGAAAACCTTCTTCTTTAAATCCTAAAAATTTTATAAATCGTAGAGCTTCATCCCAATCAGCCAAGACATGGGTACTCACTCTTTTGTAATCTTTTTGCTCTGCTATAATCTCTATACTTTTTCTTAAAACTTTTACAACAGACTTTATGTGGTTTGGTAAATGGTGTGTTCCATAAAACCAAGCATCACCATGTTGGTCCCAAAGTTTTACAATACCACCACAAGCTACAATGTTATCATCCTGATCTAATCCTGTGTAAGCAGATCCTTCATCAACATGATCCCTGGCCCACTCCTCCCAATTCACAATTGGGTTTCTCATTTGCTCTGTAACACCACTAACAGGCTGTTGAAGAAATGATACATGGTTAGGATGAAAAGGTATTAATCTCATTTATCTCTCAAAAGTTTGTAGCCTTGGGAATACAGATAATATTGTCATAGGTAATGGTTGATCACTTATTGCATATATGTACCCATCGCTGTCATATCCAGAAGTAAACTCAATAGTCTTGTCTCCTGTAAATAGATCTAAAGCTTCATCCATTTCATCGGCACTACTTCTAAATGGAATAAGATCTATAACAGATGGACTCTGACCAATCTTTAATCCGACTGTTCTAAACAATCGAACTGTTACATCATAAATTCTTTTTGTTTTACCTTGAGATGTTCCCAGGGTTGCTCCAGCATCTACTCTCATAGTCTGAAGTGTTGAGGTATACTTTAATCCAAAGTGTACAGCCTTTGCAGATCTATTTAATGTAACCTGACCACTTGAAACAGTTACATCTGGATGTGTTGCTCCATCAGCAAGTACAGATAAGGTTTCTCCCTCTAAATGTCCTAATCCAGAAAAAGTTGTAAATGCACTATTGGTATAAGATGATAATCCAGAGTCGACATAAAATGCATCTTTAACATCGGTACCAAAATCAAAGAAATTAAATCTCTCAACAAATCGTTTTGTAGCTCCACCTACTGTTCTTTTTACTACAACATAAATTTCATCTTCATCTAACTCGCCAGGTAATGTTGCTATACTTTCAACAACACCATAATTATAAGTTACATTTGGAGATACGGAAGTATCTGTCCAGGTTCCACCTAATGTATGTTCATGCCATGCAACAATATTTTCTTCTCTTCTGTATGTCATGCATGCCAGCTTACCGTTATTTAAAACACACCAAATTGTGTTATCTGGTTCTTGAGCATGTGCCATTTCTTTAATACCAGATGATGTAATATGTTCGGCCATGATTGTAAGATCTGGAGCTGTATATGAATCAGTATCAAAGCTATAAACAAGCTCTCTTACTTTTCTCCTGGCCCGTTGAACAAACAAGGTAACATTTCCTACCTGGATAGGATCTACATTTGATGTTCCATAATAGGCTTGTCTTTTTATCTGTGCAGATGTTGGTGATAGAGGTGCATCAGATCCAGAAGATCTAACAGCAAATTCACCACCAGATGTTCCTACAAGCAATGAGCTACTTGATGATAAATATCGAATAACATTTACCTGGTTAGATCCAATGGTATAAATTAAACCATCATCAGCATTTACTCCTGTAGCAAAGTTTTCAAAATCTCCACCTTTACTAAAAAATAATGTTTGTGGGTTTGAAGATGTTCCAGCAAGAACTAATCTCTCTTCATAAAATGCTATTGCTCTTGGATAGCCTGTCGTAGATGAAAAAGCTCCCAGGGACCAATTCTCATCATCAATCAAAGCTCCTTGAATTGATACAGCTTGTCCTACTGCTTCATTATTAACATCATCTGAGGGAGCAAGAAGAAGAGTATCTTCTGTTGCTTGGACAATAAGTTTTTCTGGATAACTAGCATTACCTATAGTCGCATTATTTAGAGCAGTTGAGAAACCAGCGACCTCAATACTCATTCCTGTTTTTAATCCTTCGGTAACAAAATTCTTTTCGCTGTTCACATATCTATCATTATGCTCCAATCCTGTAGAAGATGGATCTCCTTCAACAGCAGAAATTTTTGTGTTAGCCACATAAGGCATTAGCTCCGTTCTATATTCTTCATTTTCTTGTACAGTTGTTGCTACTGAAGTTAATGATGTAACTGTTGCTCCACTATTATGAGATGTTGCTGTTGTTCCAAGCTGTCCTCTTGCGACTCCAGAGTTAACAGAGTTACCAGCAATAGATGTATATTTAATTACTTCATCACCAATTTGAAAATATCCACCTGGGCTGTCTGTTTGAAATCCTGTATTTGAAGCTATGTTAAGTGTTGTATCAGTATCAGAAATTCCAGAAGATAGTGTTGTTGTTACCTGGGCAGTTATTTTTGTATAGCCATCATGTAGCTTAATTAATCTTCCAACATCTGTACTTTTAAATCCAGCATCAGAATTTATACCTACAACATCACTAGCATATACATATGGTGTTCCTGTCCTGGATGATGCCCTTAAAGTTGTTTGAGTTATATTAGGATCCATCATTGGACCATTTTTAAAATTAACTTCTGAGAGGATCCAATCGATGTGGCTTGTTCTTGTTAATTTTCTAACAGGATGATCTGGATGCACTATGTACATAACATCAGCAGATTGAACAAATTTTATATCTGATAATTGTGCGGTTGTGTATGTTGTAGCCGTCTCTACAATAGAGTTTCCACCATCAACAATAATTCCTCCATCCCTGTAAAAACGAATATAGTTATTTCCAAATTCTAAGATGTATGTTTGAGCAACATTAAATTCAAAGGGGATTAACCTAGTTGCATTTGCTGATGTTTTTACTTCCTTAACAAATATTGTTCCAGGTCTTCTTGATACACCACCATGCGGATGTACTAACAGATTTTTCATCTGTCTAGCTCCTGTAAAATATTTCTCCAGATCTGTTCTGCCTTCCATTTTTTCAGAAAGCTCACCAGAGGTAAATGCATTAAAAGCTGGTGCTGATTTTGCCATATTATCTTCTCGAATTTATAAATGTGTGTGCTTGTATAGATCCAGCATCAGCTACATTTTCAGTAGCTCCTGGCATCCCTTCGGTTGCATCAACAAACCGTGCTTCTGATAATTTCATCATATAGATGTCCATCATTTGAGCTGAAAGGGTATTGGATCCAATTATTGGATATGAAATATCTGATGCAAGCCTGGATGCTATAGATTCAACAAGTAGTTGATCGTATTGCATTGGATCTGTGATTTGAGCAACATACTGTATCTTTAACGGAGCTGACTCATCCGTTACAATCTTTCTTCCCTCTACCTGGTAGACACTATCCATGTACTCTAATTTTAAAACTCTCAGACAATCTGCTGGTAAAGTATAAGCATAAGCAAATTCCCATTCTGGTGAATTTACATCTGCTGGTAAAGCTACTCTTTTAATTAAACAATTCCAGGGATGAGATCTAAAAACCGCATCTCTTACATGAGGGTATCTTTGGTTACAGATCCGCCCTACTTTTGAATCTTCTGATAATGTTAATATTGTTGAAGCTCCAATCATGTTGAGAGCTGAATTGCATATATCGACTTCTGATGTTGCCATAATAATTCCTTGTAAAAAATTCGATATGAGGACCGCAATCGCTAGCCCCCATATCTTATATTTAGGTTACTAACTTACTGTGTAGTAAACGACACTTGTAATTGTGCCAGAAGCAGTTGCTCCAGCAGTAGTTACAAGAATGTCTGTTACATCACCAATCTCGTAGCCGATAGATCCGATAACACCATCGCTTGACAATGAAATAAGCTTGTTGCCTGTATTCATCGCTGTGGCGGTTATGTATCTGTCTGGATCTGCGGAATCCCCAACGGCCAGAGTAACTGATCCACCTAAAGCATCTGCTTTAACATGAATGTCCACTACTCTTGCTCCTTTTGGGAGTCTCGCTACTGTGATGTCTGATCCAGCTCCAAGTGATGAAGCTTCGTAAGTGTCTTTGAAAACTCTTACTGATCCGTGAACATCGCCAGCATTGGCTAAGACAGAAGGAGATGCATCAATGTTAGTAATATTTGTTGCTTTTACACTAGCCATTTATATCTCCTATTCTGAACATTCTACTTGTACCACTTTAGATTCTTCCATTCTGGTAGCTCCAAAGTCTGCACAGTAGTAGACTTGAGTTGAGTAAGACTTGTCTGCTCTTTCTTCAATTCGTGAGGTAACATTTTTACCTACACCAAGAAGAAGACCATCTTCCGCCCATGCGAAACAATTTCTTGCTCCGTTACTTAAACCTAGTCTGTTGGTTACAATAAATTTAAAACCGACAAATGTATCAATATCACCTTGAGCAAGAGCTTTAACTGTATTGTAGTCAGAGCTTGTTACTGTAGTGTTATTTAATAGATCTTCGATTTGTTCTGGTGATACTGCTACATATCTTGCAATCGTAGGATCAACATCGCCTTCGTCTAGCTTTTTCTTAGCTTCGACTAATTTAGCAATTGTTAGTCCTGTACCGCCATGTGCAATAGTATTAGTAAGAGAAACAGAAGAAGATCCTGTTTTTCCTGTTAATGCTGATCCTGTTGCACTTGTGATAATAGCATCATCCATTGCTCTACCCATAGCTCCAGCCATCGCTTTAGCATATGTAGAGGAAGGATCTGTTAAAAGACGAACTTTATCAGAATCGTCAATTAGATCTGCCACTTCATATGTGGATGTCAAAACCATGCGTCTAGCATGAGGAGTCTCAATTAGAGGAGTATCAGCATGTCTTGAAGTCCTTAATTGAGCAGTAGTTGATCCTACCTGATCAAAAAAGGCTTTCTCGCCATTTATCGATTCTTCTCTAACAGCACTCCTAAATAAGCTAACTTTCTGTTGAGAAAGAAGCTGAATGTTTGCACTAAATTGTTGTACAAACGCAGTAGTAATTTGATTACTCATTACTATCTCCATTATTTGAATGTGTTAAAAAAAATAGGTTACCCATAAAGATATGGACCAAGGTTAATGTAGATACCGTCTACTGCGGAGGGGACTTTCGTCTTGTCCTAGTCTTGTAAGTATAGGCCTTGCGGTTATCTATTCAGTTTCAGGGTGCAATTCTGCGAATAGCTCTTCTACTTTTCTTACATAAGATTTGTGTTCAGGATGTTTTGGATTTCCATAAGGACCATTGATGTCCATAAGGCTGTCTAATTCATCCTGTAATTGATTTGGATTTTTAGCAGTTGTACCTTGTAGGCCTTTAATAGAATCTTCTCCTATCCTTTCCTGGATAAAAGATCCTATACCACTCATCATCCGTATAAAATTTGGATTATCACCTATACGGCTACCATCCACTAATTGTTGGTCCAGGAACTCATCTGAATCCTGGCCTGTAAAAAATTGGTTAAGAACTGTTTTTGATAAATTTAAGTTATCATCAAAAGCATTTCCCCATTCCTTTCTTAATTCTAATGCAGACTGCTCCTGGGCTTGTCTAGCTCCATCTTGGCTCATGTTGGTTAGCTCTGCTGTATTCTCATTCCAAAGCTCTACTAATTTTGCCATCTGGTTATTGTTTAAACCTACTTGATGAGCAGTATCAGTAAACCATCCAAGTAGATTTTCATCTACTTCCATGCCTTCACCTAACCCAGCACTTTTATCAAAGTTGTATTCAGAGCTTGTAGCTGGCATACCTAACTTGGCATACACTTCTCTCCACTCTTCATCTGTTGCAGATTGTCCAGGCATAACTAACTTATCTTTGCCTATCATCTGCTGGGCATGTACATGGCTTTTTGCTAAGTCATCTACAGTCCCATAATGTTGTAATGATTTATGATCTCTTAGATCTTCTGGAAGACTATCCCTCCAGCTAGATTCTGATGTTTGCTCCTGACTGACAGATCCTACATCCGCACTTGGTGCTTCTGATGGGATTGCCTGTTCAGATACATTTGCTTCTACTTCAGACATACTTTCTCCTATTGTTGTTATTCAGCTTGTTTACCAATCTCCCCCATACCAATGAGGAATAACACTACAGATCGCTGACCTTCTGCATATGCTAATTCATGTGAGTCAATTTTTTCATTTGATGCTGTTGTTGTGTTGTAGTGAAATCGTCTTTTTAAATCTTCTAACACTTGCTGACCTATCGCATTTTGAGCAAAGGTAGCATACACAGCATGTACCCTTTTAATTTCTTCTTGCGGATCTACTTCTTGTTCTTCCATTAAATTTCCTCCTCTGGAATTGAATTAAGAGCTTCTAATGCTGGAGCAGAATTTTTAGCTACTTCAGAATCAATTAGTTGTTGTTGTTGTTCTTGTTGAACCACCTTCTCTTCTTCTTTCTTAGCTCTAATAGATCTGACCTGACTGTCTGATCTTGTAACTGATGCTGGTATAGAAAGAGATTTTAAAAGATGTTTTATTAAACCATCACCATCCAGGTGATCAATAATCTTAGGATCTATCTGAGCAACAGGCTGTACTATCTGAAGCATCTGTAATGTTGCTTGTACATCTGTTTGCCTTTGTGCCTTCGCAAGAGGTGATACATATTCAATATCAATATCCTGTCCACTAATAATTTGTGGAGGAGGAGCAAATAACTCTTGCCTGGTTAAAATATTGTAACAGCGATTGATTAGGGGTTGGAGCAATTCCGCTTGCAGTCGCCCTAATACAGGACCAAGAAGTCTCATTTTTTCTTCTGTCCTGGCCACCACCTCAGTAGCAGTCATCATAGGTCCGCCAACCCCCATGGTAAGCTGATCGACATAGAAAGCAGAATTAATCGCTTGTCTTCGTTGGTCCTCCATTTGTAGGCCTAAAGGATTGTTAGCTCCAATTTGTAATGGTTCTAATCTATCTCTAGTACCACTTCTGTAGAAATTAAGTCCCCCTGGAACAGTCCTTATGGGCAACATAAATCCATCATCAGGAAGCATCAATGGAGGATCCACTTGTTTCTCAGCAGACCGAATTGTAACTTCACTCATTTTGTTTAACATCTTTACATCTGGAAGAGCTTGCATGGCTGGTGATCTTCCATAACCTCTTTCAAAACTTGCCTTTAAATATCTTGGACACATGTAAGGAAATTCATCAAAGCCACTTTCCTTAATAATAACCTTCTCCTCTGGATCAATATAGATTGATGCAAAGGGTTTGTTTTCAGAAGAAAGTTTTTCTGCATCTCTATCTTCTCTAGGCATAACTACATGAACAATTTCTATTTCTTCATGTGGATCCTGTTTCATTAATTTATTTATCCTGGAAGATGCTTCTTCTCCAAATAATTTTTGTGCAGATCTAACTGACATTTTGTATTTTCTATAGACAGTATCGACACGGCCCTCTGGATCTTCGGCCAGGAAACATTCTGATATATGTCGTGTTTCAAATCGAAATCCACTTTCACCGTCTGTCTCAACATATAATACTCCTGTACCAAATGTTATGAGATCGTGATACAGCTCATGGATCTGCTCCTGGAAGTTAGATCTATGGAATTGTGCATACATAACTTGCTCAACACCCTCTAACCATTCTTTTGCTTCATCTTCTGCTTGAAGCATATCGTTTGTGAAACACAAGTTAAACCAATTGGTAGATGCAGAAGTTAACATTCCGTGAATACTTGCAGATAAAAGCTCAGATGCATGTATAGCTGTGCCATCATAAATCTTGTCCATTCTTTTATCACCAGCAGATCTAGTCCTGGTAAAGTCTGCTTTTCTTGGAACAATATAATCAGCCACATCTTGCCAATGTTCTTCCCATGACTCTCTTGCTACTTCTAATGAAGCCAATCTATCTAAAAGTTTTGTTGCTGTTTTTTTAGTGTCTTCGTTTAAAGAAGGCTCTACATCTATAATTTCTTCCGCCATGTTAATTTGATCCTGTTAAAGTTGATGTCATTACACTACCGCCCAATAATGTATTTGGTTTTGTTCTACTTCTTCCGCCCTTGCCTGTTATTGTTTGTGGTGAGGATCCTGGATCTTCATCTCCAATTCTAACCACATCTTTTGGAGCAAAGAATGTTCCTGTAGATTTTTTCTTGTTCTTGTCTTTTTTAGCTTTGGCTGTATTAACTTTTAATTCTTCTACAGTTGTTCCCCAAGCTTCCGCTATCATATCTAAAGTTAAGCCATAAGCTTCCAGGTCCAGATCATCATTAGATAACCAGAAGCTAGTTACATATTCTTGATCAGTACCTTCTGCATTAAGGACCATCTGACCAACAAGGAAGTTTGTAACACTAAGATCTATATCTGCAATGCTGTCTCCACCTACACCATATAACCAGCCTTTACCTTCAGACTTCCATGAGTAGTTTGTGAGATACCGCATAGCTTCTTCGGCTGTTAATGTTCTGCCTTCACCATAAACAAGCTCAATAAGGTTTTGTAAATTTTCATATTGGCCGTGATCAGTAATATTCTCCAGGCTCCATTTCTGTGAATTATCTAATCCAGAAACAAAGAGTTTCGATTCAGATAACCAATCAGCAAGGAAGGTATCAAGATCTGCTTCTGATATAACTCCGTTATATTGTCCTGTATATTCCTTAACCAGATTAAAATAATCCGTCATAGTTTTGGATGATAAGACAACCCCTGTATCAGTACCTTGATCAATCATTGTATTAAAGAAAGCCAGAAGTTGCTGTTCATCATCAGCCGTTAATACACCATCATCTCCTGTAGCAAATAGACCAGAGATCTCATTATATAGCTCGGCAAATTCATTTGTTACATCTGATCCTGTATCAACAAGGATTTCATTCAATGTTGTTCTAATTGCATCAAGTGTTTCTGAATCTAAATCTGTTGTGTTTTCTGTATCACTATCGCTATCAGTCTTAACAGTTGTTTTCAGATCCATGCCTTCATAGCCTTTACCATCTTGACCAACAACCTGACCATTCTCATTAAAGTATATGCTAGTTGCTGTGGCTTCTCCTGTTAACCAGCTACCTGGAATGTCTATAGAATATTTAAATCCTTTAGATCCATCCGCAAAAGTATGTTCTGAAATATTATCAGCAGATAGTCCTGTAACTAAAATACCATCTGGTATACCATCGCCATCTTCATCTGTAGATCCTGTAAGCCAAACTCCTGTCTTATGATTTTCGTCTTTTTCTAAACCAGCCTTAATGCTATCAACAAGACCAAGATACATAGCATCTGTTGAAGCATCATCAGCTCCGACTGTTCCTGTTTGTGTTTCGCTACCAGAAACATATCCTGTTCCTGTAAATTCATCTGATGATATAGTTTCAAGCTCTATACCAGCAGAGTCTGTAATTCTATATGTGTCTATTTCGCCATTACCATCTGAATCAAATGCATAAGCAAAGTTACCATCATCTAATGTGATTGGCTCTGTGTTGATCGTAGAGGTGTTATCAAGATCTAAATCCTCTGTATTATCAAGATCCAGGTCTTCAGTTTCGTCAGATTCACTATCTGTTACTTTAGCTTGTTCCGTTCCATCAGCCAGGCCAATAAAGTTTCCATCAGCATCCCATTTATATTGAACATCTATAGGCTCAGATATACCTCCTATATCTCCTGTTATTCCAAAAGCTCCTGTATCTATCAGCATTGTTTGTGTAAATGTGCCGTCAGTATTTTCTTGCCAGGTAGAGTTGTTTCCACCAAAGCCTATGTTATCTGATCTCCATTGATCGGTTAAAAAATCAGGTGTTACAGACTCAACATCGATACTAGCACTATCAGTAGCAGTAGAGATGTTATCACCAGAAGCTTGATCACTAGATTGATCTGATGTTTGAGAGAGTAAAGAGGTGTTAATATTAAGGTCTTGGCTACTTGCAAGAGAACTTGTGTCAGTAGTTTCATCATTGGCTCCTTCAGTATCTACGACTTCCGTATTAAGAAGAGTTGCTCCTGTTGTGGCATTGGGACCAACACCTAAAGTTTCAGTAGAGCTATCTAACCCAGCCTGTTGCACTTGAGCTTGCAGTAGGCTTGGATCAATAATATTACTCAAATCTATATTTGTTGCACCCATCTTAATTCCTTGTCGTTTTTAAAATTTTTTTTCCGCCTATGAAGATTCAAACATGTAATTCTCTAAGTAAGAATCTAATGTTGGATCTAAATCTGTTTCTGCTACTAGGCCTAATTGTTCTGCTGTTGCTGTTACATCAGCTCCCTCTTCTGTTCCAAAAGCTGTGGCTTGCATAACGGTAACAGGAGTCATTAATCCCATCGGTCCTGTAACAATAGTATTTTTACGGCCAAACCTTCTTAACAGCATTTCTTTTGTTCGCTGAACCATATCCTTAACAATAACAACATCATCAGGGATAACTGTTTCACCTTCATTTATCATTGTCGGATCTACACCTTCCCCAGGCCTAATCATTATGCTCTTGCCTGTTGTTGGATCTGTGTAAGTTGTCTTTTGTGAAAAAGGAGTTGTGTACGGCTCGACCTTTGGAGCAACAGGATCTTGCTCTAATAAATCATTCTTATTACTTTGCTGTTGTGATTCAACAGGCACATAAACCTTTTTCTTTTTAGCCAATGGCTTGTCTCCTATCTTTTAATGGCTCCCACTTATTATCTGCATAAGCTTGCGGAATTTTTTCCATCTTTTGTTGTTTCATACCTATTGCCAAATACCGAAAAGCATCGGCACCGTGGCTGGTCCAATCGTGAACAGGAGTAGCTCTGAAAGCTCTAGTCCGTTCATTGTATGCTCTATGATAATGTCGGAGGGCTTCTACACCATCCTTACAATTCTTTACATCGAAGGTACATCTCGGCAGTAACATCTTCACGGCATGGATCCCATCTTCCAGGGGAAGTTTCGGAACCACTCGAAAATTTATTCCTAGATCATAGGCGACTTCTCTCCTAGATCTTCCTGTCCCTAATTCACGGACCTCAATATCATGTGGTGCATTATGGGTACCGTATAAATAATCCTTCTGTTCTAATACATGTACAAAATGCGGAAGGCCTTCGTTGCGGACCTCATAATAATCTATTACCGATACAGCTCCACCTCTGGATGTTTGTGTAAACCAAATAGCAGTCGAATCATTTAGTCCGAGATCCCACCATGTATCTACTCGCTGGGATGGATCATAAGGCACCGTTGTGATCATGCCATCCTCTTGCAATTGTTCTAGCTCCTGGCCGTATATGGCACCAGGTATATTTGCTACCCAGCTACATTCAAACTCCTGGGCATACTGATCAGAGGACATAGTCTGAGAAGCTTGTTCTAATTCTTCCTCATCTAATATTTCTGTCTCACTCGCCTTATAAACTACTGAGTACCATTCCTCTTGCTGTTGTGCATTTTCGTATAGATCAAAAAACATATTATGACCTTTAGGAGTCCCAATAAAATAACAGAACCCTTTTCTATCTGATAAAGCTGGTCTGATAACTTCTGGAAAGATACTCTCAGGCATATCCGCTACCTCATCGATAACACATCCATCTAAATAAATACCTCTTAAGCTATCTGGGTTTTCTGATCCTAATAAAGTTATCCTGGCACCAGAGGGCAAATCGCATCGCAATTCCGTTTCATTATATTTTATTCCAGGGATCTTATTCGTAAATTGTTTTATATAGTCCCAGGCCACAGATTTCGCCTGTCTATATGTTGGAGCTACATAGGCAAATCTAGGATTAGGCCTATCGCAAAGAATACTTGCTCGAAGCAAATGATTTATAGCCATAACTGTTTTGCCAAATCTTCTGTGGCAGACTATGACGGCCCATCTATGCTTATCCAGATTAGTATGCAATTCATTTTGCAATTCTCTGGGAGTATATGGAATAACTATCTCAGGCAATGTGTGTGACTCCTTGATCGGTGTAATACGCTACTAGAACCCAGGCGACTTTTTTTAGGGGTAGGTGCCAGGTTTTTCGTATATATGTTGATGTATGTGTTGATGCGATTGATTTAACCGCAGAACTCAGCCAATAACTAAGGGAGCCGTACCCCTGGAGCTGTCGCCAATCGCATGTGCGTATGAACAACGACAGGGCCATGCATACTACAACGGTGTATCAGCCCTATCGAATATTAATGCTTGGTCTCTTGAAGGCATACTTAGTTGGTCTTCCTCCAAGATCCTTTGGCCCTGTTCGTCTAGTATTGCTTTGATCAGTTGTAGGCTTTTGTCCTGGAGGAAGCATGTTAGCATAAGACATCTTACCCATTGTCATCTCCCCATCTAATCGTTATCTCACCAGACTCTTTCTTGTCTTCTACTTTGTTACGCAAAGATCCTCTTGGTTGTAATTGTGTTCGTCTCTTGTCTAGCCAATAGCTTGTCTTATCTCTTCTCAATATCTCTGTGTGTTTCTCTTTAACATCTATTGGATAGCTTTCGTTCCACATGTCCATCATAGTGTCATGGATCTTCTCAGCTTGTAAGGCTCGTGCCTTCATGTATGCTTCAAAGTCTTCTTCGCTATCTTGTACATGTCTTAAGACTGTTCTATCAGATGGTAGATCGTCATCCTTGCAGATCTGTGTCAGGCTCTCACCGTCTACTATACGGTCTAATATCTTTTGGAATGTCTTCTTGTTAACTCGTGCCATTAGATGATCAGCAATATTATTGCACCAGCTAATGTGCTACCTAAAAGGATCTGTAGTCCTCTTGGTGTTAAGTTATGAAATAGATTTAATATCTTGTCTTGAATTGTCTCTAGCATATCTTGTCCTTTATCTCCGTGTTAGGCTTGCCTAGAGCATACAGCATTACGGCTGTATCAAGCCTTGAGGGAGGAGGGTTATATTTTTAGAAAGGTTGTGTCTTTTAGTTAACCTGGAAGGAGAGGACACAAAAGCCCTAGGTTATCAATTAGTAGCCTTTTTTCGTGTCATTGGCAACACATTTTGTGCTGTTGGTAGCTTGACATACCATAGCTTGTATAAAGCATCCAGGTAGCGTCTCTTCACGGTTCGTGGATCTAAGTGCATTTGCTTTGCTACTTTGGCCCAATTAGGTCCTCTATCACGGTAAGCTCCTGTCATATTAACAGACCATATTAGCCTTCTCTCTTCTGGTTCGCAGTAGAGCAATAAGATCTGCCAGGCTATGTCATATCTATCCAGCTCTTGTGGTGATGGCTTCGGTAATCGTGTCTTGCTCTTGCCATATCCATAGGCTAACCAATCTGTCTTATAGTCAGGCCAATAGGTGAGCTTGTGTTTGTGTCGTACTGATGGAAGTCCCCTCTCTGTTCGGCATGCTTCGTCAAAAAGATCATCGAGCTTTTTAATGCCGTGATCTGTTATATCCTTGATGCGAGCTTTTAGGTTTTTATCCAAGCCTTAAGCTCCTTAATCGTCATGTTCGATACTTGGTATGCCAATTTGGCCCAGCCATCTCTGGACATGTTCTTGCTTGCTATGGAAAGTTTCTTATTGGCTTGTGATTGGACATAGCCCTCTTTTAGTCCTCTATCTTTAGCTTTTATATAATCAGGGCTACAATGTTTCGTAGCATCTTTTAGCATGCTAATAATTAGCTTGCTGTTATCTGCTTTTTTATAAGAATGTTTTTGGTTTAAGGCTTTAAGCAAGCCCTCTGTCGTAGATGTGTCTTGCTTATAATTAGCTTGTTCAGTATCACATTTTGAAGTCATTGTAAATCCTCTTTAAGCAATCCCAATAATACCGTGGTGTCATCTTCTCCAGACCGAGATCCAGGTCCTTGAAAAGTAACATCCATTTCTGATCTTCCGATAGTTTGGGCCTTTTTGAAGCAGTCTCTTCGGAGTTGTCCTTCATGGTCTATCTCGTAGCAGAGAAGCTTGCCAGATCCATTGAATACCCATCCACCTAAATGTGCGTAGTGTTTCGTCTGGCAAATAAAACACTTCCCAACACATATTATTTTCTTCCTGGGCATATCATTTCTTTGACATGAGATAATTGATATACAATGCAATCAATGTTGCGATACCAAAAACATCAAAATAAGTAAGAGTGTAACTAATCTCCATTTTGTTCTCCAAATGATACGGCTATCTTCCATGAAAGAATTGTCTCTTCGTTACAGTTTGGACATGGATTGGTTTCCGTTATTTTACAGATCTCACATCCTGTCATTTCATCAGCCATTTATAATGTTTGATCATTGCCAGGCCGACATCATAAAAGTTTGCACGGTAAAATCCCTTGCCTGTATATCGTGTGGGTTTTAGGTCCAGGGCTTCCATAGCTTCCTGTGGAGTAAATCCTTCCATCTCCCAATACTTGAGTTGCTCGGCAACAATAAAGAACCTCTCATGGGCCTTTACATCAAGTGGGTTAGTAAAAATATCTTCTTCAATATTATCCATTAATTGTTGGTTCATCTGTCATGTCCTCTCTTGTAGCTTCGTACCAGGAATAAAAATCATGTGGTGTTACTTCGCCCATAGTCGACTCCTGGACAGCAACAATGTTTTCTGGTTCTGGAAAATTAAAATCTTTATGGTTGGCTGGTAGCATCCATCGCCTAACGATAGATCCATTGGCCACACCAAATCTGCTTGCTAATTGTTTGAGGGTTAATTTTTTACCAGACTTTTTTTCCTGATTCTTAACCCAAGTTTGTAAATCCATTGCAATCTCCTTGCATAAGTTATCAACAGTTTTGGGATATTTTCAGAACTAATCTGATTGACATTTAAATTCATCTTAAACTAAGATCTCAGGAAGACAAGCCTAAAAATTTATTTATTAATGGAGGATGAGAGGATTAGGAAAATGAACCCAAGTAACTTAAGAAGAAACTTTGCAGATGATCTACTTGAGAAGGAGCTGTCAACATATGATAAACAGTTATCTATTGAGGGAGACTTAAATCTGAAGAAGTTAGCAAAGCCTGTTGAGGGTAAATATACAAACACACTCAACAACATTATTTTAAAGTACCAGATTGAGCAAAAACATATAGCCGAAGTTTTGGAGGTTGATACGGCCACCATTTCAAAACACAGAAATGGTAAAGGACCAATTGGCTGGGACATGGCTCAAATGTATTCTAAGTATTTTATTATTAATCATGCAATTATGGTTGATGCTTTTAGTTTATTAACAGGGAAGCAGACACCAAAAGATAAGTTGTATTATGATACATTGGTTCCAGGAAAGATGCCTGTCATAGGTGAGTTTAATCATAGCCAGGGACAAGTTAAAGTGTTTGACCATACTGTTCCGCCAATGAGTTTAACTTCAACAATGTACAATCACTATATTTTTAAAAATGCAGAAGATTGGGGACTTAATGCCTTAATATACGCAGATGGTGAAGAGACAAAACCTTTTGAAAATTATGATGAATTTTACTATGACGATTATCATTATTGGATATTTTTAAACTCACCAATTGTTCAAAACATTGTTCACAAGGGATCTTTGCAAAACCTATGTATTTGTAAATTAATGGGATCTGACAATATTTTAGCTGGCATGCTTTATGAAAAGCCAAGAAGAAATCAGCAAGCTCCGATAACATATGAATTAGTAGATCCATATTGGGGAATGAAAAAATCTTATCTACCAGAAGGATTAAACTTAAATGGTATTGAGTTAGATTGGGCCACTCCTGTTTTATCAGTAATCACAAATGCATCCGCATCAGGAGTATTTCTGAAGCAGTCAACAATATCTGTAGAGGAGGAATACTAATGACCATACCATCAGAATTGCTTTCTGTAGATTATGCTGAGATACTTGTAGCCGTGTACCCTTTTTACACTACAAGATATTATCTTGATAGAAATCCTGGCCATGTTGAAGGTAGAGATATAATTAAAAATATGGCTGAAAATATTGATACCTGGGAGGATTTAAATACTTTTGTTTGTCAGCGAACAAACGATATTTTAAATGGCGATTACCTAGAAGACGCATGTAATGAGTCTGGTACATTCAAAAGAGTTTTTACGATGTACCTAAAAGAAATAAAAGCTCAATCGGTTGCAGACCATGTAATGGATTCAAGAAGTATTTATGATGCATTTAAAATTCTTAATGCATGACAGAATGTAAATTTTTCAAATCAAGGGACCTTAATTGGTCCCTTTTTTTTGCCCTGGAGAAAAAAAGTTGTGGATAAATATTTGCATATTAATGAACCAACATGATCCTAAATACTATATGCTGATTGCTTATGGTTACATTTAGATGGTCTGTTTATAAACTGTGTATAACTTTAGGATTCACCTAGTTGATTCTCTTAGTAATCTCTGTAAGATATTTTTATTGATCTAGTTTACAGGGAGGATTAAGTGGTTAAAAATTTAGCACCAGATTGGGCAAGAACAATTAATTATCTGCACCACAGTAACCCTGGGACAAGACACTTCAGTAGAGCTGTTTTTGATAAATGCTATGTTAGGCCAAGAGTAGATTATGCCTGGAAAATTATTAAAGGTGAGATTGAAGATGGCGAAATTAATAAGGAACAAGCTGGTAGAATTATAAAGATGTACAAGTACGATTCTGCTCCAATGATAATGGGCAGAACTGTTCAAAAAATTGTTGATGCCAGGTTATTAGATCCAGATGAATTAGAAAAAACATACAAACAAACAAACATTGAAGTTGAAAAAGACGCAAGACAAGAATTAATTAATTATACACCATTTGAGCATGCACCAAATGATGACTTAAAGCATAAAGCTTGCCTGGATGCCTTAGACGATACTGTTGAACAAGCAGTTAATGGCATCCTGGAAGCAATGAAAAGATTAGGCATAAATAGATTAAGAGGAGAAACCAATATCTTTATGGAGGATGTTCCTGGGATAGCACTTCCATATAATTTTAAGCCTGATTTTTCAGACCAGATTGAGCTAAAAATCAAATGCCCTTCTGTTTCTTCTTACATAAAGAAAGATGGAACTAGGACCATTGGCAAAGGTAAGCTCCCCAGCATACTAACTCCTAGTTGGCTCAATCAGGTCTCAGCATATTACGCACACAACAAAAGACGGCCATCATTAGTAGTAGCCAATGAAGATGAGTACAGGATCTTCGATGAGCATGAGGAAGAGTTTTTATTATCTGAACCTAGCCTTGTAAATGCTTGGGAAAATATTTTGGCCATGTTGAAAGCTCACGAACATAATCTAAAAGCTTCTTATGATTATGCGATGGCAAACGATTACAGCAAGGAAGATTTAATATTGTCTGTCATAAGATCTGTTGTTCCAGATTTTAGTGATTGGTCCTGGAAGAATATCAATCCAGATTTTTTAGAAGAAGCAAGAATTATGTGGGGGTTTAATGCCAATTAGAAAAAGAAAAGAAAGTTACGATTACAGTTTTGTATGGGTTGATGCCGATGGAGAAATGCATTGGGATATTTACAATCATTTCACAAAAGATGATGCCGAATCAATGTGCAAAGCAGAACGAAAGTTTAAAGAAGTTTTACATGCAGAGCAATATCCAATTGCTGGTACTGAAGTCAAAGAAAGAAATAAAATTTTAGCCAAGGGAGGAATTTATCCAAATGGAAAATGAATATAGTACAGAGTTAGTTATTGGTGATCCAAACCAAATTGAAATGTTTGATTTCAAAGATCGCATGGATCCAGAACTAGCCGATGCCCTTGTTACATTTCAAGGTAAAATGAGAAGAGTAAAAAAAAGTGGTTCCAGCTATACAGGCGAATATGCCACTTATGATGATATTGTGGATGCAATTAGAGAAGTTGCACCAGACTGTGGCATAACACCATTTGCAACAATACAAGGTGATTATTTAATATGTCAGGTCCTTCATCGAAATGGATCTCTATCACCAGCTACAAAAGTTAAATTTCCAGAAGAGCATAGCCTGGGTAAAGGCAACGACATGCAAGGCTTCGGATCTGATATTACTTATTTAAAAAGATATATTATTTCGCTGATGTTTAACATTGCTACAGGCAATGATACTGACGGCCATGTACCTGGGAAAAAAAATATTAAGCCTAAAGTTTTAGATCCAAAAAAAGCAACAAAAGATCAAAAAGTTACCACGGAAAGCATTGAAGAATTAAAAGTTGAAATACAATCAGCAGAGGTAATGCCAGCTCTAAAAGCACTATGGAATAACAATGGTGATTTCTTAAAGGCAGTAGAAAAAAAATATCCAGATTTAATGAAGGATTTGGAAGATACATACGAAACCAAAAAATTAACAATAACTTAAATAGGAGACAATATGGGACAAAGACCAATATTCGGTAATTCAAAAAGATTTACAATACACAAAGATCTATCCAAGAATTGGGATGGAACAGATAATATAGGCAACACAGTTTTTTCTGCCAGCTTATTTCCAAATAAAAAAGGTGGAGATGATTTCTCGGCCCAGGAGCAAGAAGTTATAGATGGGTTTGCAAATTGGTGTGCAAGAAATGAGGTAAACCTGAATTTTAGCTTACAAGAGAAAACTAGCAATGGTTATGAAAAACGAGCTGGATGTACCTTGTTTTCAAATGGAGAATAATATGGGAGTTTATGAAACAGATGAATGGCCGAACATTATTACGACTAAAGAAGCTTCGCTTATCCTCTTTGCTTCGTCAGAAAAAAAGTATCAACAAAGAACTGTCCGTCTTGCTAGAGGAAACAAAATTCCAAACTTTAAGCAAGGATCAAGATTCTACTATAGTAAAAACGCACTACTTAGATTTGTTGATAATCCCAACGGAGAACATGGTCAAGGTAGCAGTAGAGGGCAAGGTCTATCAAATGGAAGTATCGAAAAAATTCATGCTTCAGAAAGCTGAAGAATTTTTAATAAGGGCAAATAGAAGCAATGACAAAAAAGAATGAATGGGGATGGATTAGGGTTCAATTAATAATGGTCCTAGTGTTTTTAGCACTCATTAATGCAATGGCACCAAAGCCATTCAAGAAACATGAACAAGTGGAATGTGTAAATATCGATGGCTAAAGAAAAAAACAGTAAGGGAAAATATTCTCATAACCGCCAGGCTAAAGTTTTTAGAAATTGGGGTGTAAATACATGGGAAGAGATTAGGGGTAAATTAAATGAAACGAAGTCAGATAAAGATGGCGATGAGCCAAAGAGCAAATAACAGAAAAGACAAACCTATAACTCTTCCAGGAGGAAAAGAATATTTAAAGAATAAAGGAGTTAGGAAGAAACAGGATTAGGACCAAGGTTTTATTATTACCTCATTGATAGTCTCCTGGGGAGCTAGAGAGTCCGAATCTCCAGACCAAAATCTGTCGCCATTGCTAAAAACCATTTTAAAGACCATAGAACAAAATCATGTGTTTTATGAGGATTACTATTCCCATATTACTTAAATCGTATCTATGGGCTTCCTGGAGATCCAAATTTCTCAATTTATGATTTCTGGAGGGATGCTCAGTCGATTTTCTTTTAAATACAAATTTGTTACATCCGTAACGAAGTCATTTAGATCATATGACATTCCACGGTCCAATAAATACTGAAGAGCATCAATATATTCTTGCTCTTCCTTCACAGGAATTATTCCGTGTACTTTCATTACTACTGTAAATAATTTATCAGTCATATTTTCTCCAAAAAAAAAGAGGGATCTTTCAATCCCTCTCCTCCGTTTCATTGTAAGACAAAACTATCTTACAGTAACATGTTCATTATAAACTTGCTACCATCTCCTGTGTCTTCTCATCCTGGTGTCCTTGTAAGGCAATAAGGTGAGCATACACTCTTTGAGTAGTAGATATTTCTTCATGGCCTAAAAAATTAGAGATCTTTTTTAGATCTTCTTCACCAAAGCCATTAGTAACAATTAATTTACTAGCAACATAATGTCTAAGATCATGCCATGTTATTTTAATGACA